CAGCAATCTACACTTATCAAACCGCAGATACGATTGCGACTGTGAATACAGAGGGTTATTTCAATGACATCTCTGACACTCTTGCAGTTGGCGATTTGATTTATTGTGTAACTTCAACGGGTGGAACGCGAGTTAGCACTCTAACTCAAGTTCTTTCCAACACCGGTGGCGTTGTTGACGTTGCCGATGGAACAACACTCGCCGCGACTGACGGCGACTAACGGATTGGGGCGAGCTTCGGCTCGCCCCTTTTCCACACGAGGGTAAAATGGCGGCTGGCGATACAAAACTCTCAATATGTTCTGACGCGCTTATCATGCTTGGCGCGGCTCCCTTATCAAGTTTTAGCGATGGAACTGACGAAGCGCAGATTGCGGATCGGTTGTATGAAGACATCGTAAACACCATATTAATGCAATACCCCTATAGCTGGAGTATAAAGAAGGTAGCTTTAGCGCGTCTTGCAGATACACCTATAAACGAATGGAAATATAAATACGCATTGCCGGGCGATATCTTGGGCAACCCCAAAGCATTGTTTACAACAAGTGCTGTTGGTGGCGTTCCAATGCGTGATTTTGAAATTTACAATGGCGGCTTGTACACAAATTATGAGTCTGTTTGGATCGACTACCAATTCAGTCCAGAGCCTTCCACATTCCCGCCATACTTTGTCAACCTAATTAAACATGCTTTAGCTGCGGCTTTTGCGGAACCAATCACAGACCAGATCACAAAAGCAGACTACTATCATGGTCTTGCGTTTGGCTCTCCCTCAGAAAATATGCGCGGTGGTTTGATGCGTGTTGCTATGAATATCGATGGCGCAGATCGCCCAACGCAGAATATTATGGAATTTCCTTTAACTGATGTGCGTGCATGAGCCGGATTGTATTTATACAAAATGACTTTACGTCAGGTGAGTTAGACCCAAAGTTACGAGCGCGTACTGATATTGCTCAATACAGGTCTGGTCTAACGACCGCGACTAATGTTTCTATACAGCCGCAAGGTGGAGCAAAACGTAGAGACGGCACAAAGTTCATAACTCAACTCGATAGTGGTGCGGCTAATGCAGTTCGCATGGTGTCATTTGAATTTAGTGTTACTGACAGCTACATGCTTGTATTCACTCCAGGGCGCATGTACGTCATTAAAGACGGCGTACTCATTACGAATATAAATGGCAGTGGCAATGATTATCTGACTGTATCTGATTTAACTGCGTCTATCTTGCCTGAGATAAACTGGGTACAATCTGCTGATACTGTAATCATTGTGCATGAAGATTTAGCGCCATTGAAAATTGTGCGTGGCGCTTCTGACTCATCATGGACTGCCAGCACAATCGCTTTTGCAAATGTTCCTTTATTTGCTTTTGATCTTTCAACATATAATCCTACTTATACAATCACTCCGTCTGCTGTTAGCGGCAATATTACAATTACCGCTTCCTCCATAACCACCGACAGTGGAACTGCACAAGCGGGAACCACAAATACAATTACATTAAAATCTGCATCTAACTTTACATCTGATGACCAACCAAACGGTATGTTTATTGAAATTACTGCTGGAACAGGTGTAGGGCAAATTAGAGATATTGAGGATTATGTAGGATCAACAAAAGTTTTAACCGTGAGTCCTAATTGGGACACTCAACCAGATAATACATCTCAATATCAGATTAGAGCTTTTAAGACACCTGTTGTTGGTGAGTATATAAATGCACTAGATGGTTTTGGACGTGCGCGTATTACTGAGCTTATCAGTGATACTGTTGTTAATGCTTATGTAGAAATACCTTTTTTCGATACTAGCGCTATAACAAGTGGTAATTGGGAAATAGAACATGGTTACGAAGCTGCTTGGAGTTCAACCCGTGGTTGGCCTCGCAGTGTTACATTTCATGAAGGTCGGTTATTCTTTGGTGGGGCTAAAGGATTACCATCAACAATCTGGGGATCTCGTGTTAGCGATTTCTTTAACTTTGACCCCGGCGAAGCATTAGATGATAGCTCTGTTTCTGCCACCTTAGACACTGGCACCTTTAATGCTGTTGTCGATTTATTCTCAGGTCGTCACTTACAAGTCTTTACAACTGGCGGCGAGTTCTATGTGCCGCAGTCGTTAGATACGCCGATTACACCAAGCAATCTGATTGTGAAACAACAAACATCATTTGGCATGAAGCCAGGATTGCGCGTCTGCAACGTCGATGGTGGTTCTTTGTTTATCCAAAGACAAGGCAAGGCACTACAAGAATTTATATTTAGCGACACGGTGAACGCATATACCAGTGCTAAGATATCGCTTCTGTCTTCACATCTTTTAAAAACGCCAGAAGAAATGGCTGTTCGTGTTTCTACAAGTACAGATGAAGGCGACAGATTATTAATTGTAAATAGCGATGATGGTTCTATTGCTTGCTACACATTGCTGCGTTCTCAGAATGTGATAGCACCATCGCTATGGACAACGAGTGGTGAGTTTATAAATATCGGCGTAGATGTTGACGACATATATACTATCGTAAAACGAACAGTAAATGGATCGGAGGTCTACTATGTTGAACTCTTTGATGGAGATATTTTACTCGATTGTTCTAAAACCGGTGGGGCTGCTGCTTCAGTTACTATGGACCACCTTGAAGCGGCTACTGTTAAAATTGTACGCGATGGTGTTGTGGAGCCTGACCAAACTGTACCAGCTTCTCCTTACACTGTCACATTTGAGCAAGCGGCTACTGCTTCTTATCAAGTCGGCCTTAACTTCACGCCTACCATAAAGACGTTACCTTTTGAACCAAGATTATCTAGTGGCCCACTTAAAGGATTTAAGAAGCGCATCTTTGAAATAAATGCCGAAGTCTTTGAGACGCAAGCAATGACTATAAATAATAAAGAGATACCATTCCGTAGATTTGGTAACGAGATTCTTGATGATGATGTTCCTGAGTTTACAGGATTAAAAACACTACACGGTATCCTCGGATATAGTTATGATGGACAAATAACAATCGGTCAGAATGTGCCGTTAAAGATGACGGTGTTAGGAATCGATTACAAAGTAAGTACGGGACAGTAATATGGGTGCAGCATTAGGACCAATAGGAATAGCATTATCTGTCGTATCTGCATTTGGACAGATACAAGCTGGCAGAGCGCAAGCCAAAGGATTAGCCGCACAAGCGACTATGGAGCAGATGCGTGCTAAACAGGAAGCACTAAAATACAGGCAACAAGGCGTTGATGTTTTGAGAAACATTGTCCAGACCAATGCGACTATAAATGCTCGCGCGGCTGCTGGTGGTATCGATCCATTCAGTGGCAGTGCTAACGCATTACAAATTTATGCGCTTTCTCGTGGAGCTAATGAATATTTAACAGCAGAAGACAATGAAACAATTACTCTTCGTGCCGGAGAGCTGCAAGCAAGTCAATTAAGAAGACAGGCTAGTGCTGCTAATAGAGCAGGGTTTTTTAATGCTGCTGCTACTCTTGGAACTGCTGCATTGGCATATGGTAAACTTAGTGGCCCACCATCTACAACATTAACACCAACATATAGCACGGGTTACACAGGCTCGTTTGCCGCACCTATAAGGTAAGTTTATGGCTGAACGTCTTCCTCGATATCGTCCTTTAGGAGCTTCTATACGATCAATGCCTAGCGTTGATTATATTTCTGGAGCTACTGCTGAAGCTCGTGGATATGAAAGTATGTCTGCGGCTTTAAGTAAAATGAGTGAATTTGCTTTTCAAAAAGCAGAAACACAAAGAGTAGCACAATGGGAACAGGCTGGCATTGAACGCCCCAGGCAAATTTTAGAACAATTATCAGGCAAAAAATACCAAGACATGAGTAAAGGGGAACGCCTTGGTTTAGATAAGGCTTCCCGGATTATGTCTGACCGCGTTGAAATACAAGCCCGTAAAGCCATTGAGGAAATATCATTAAGAGGGGAACAAGAAAAATTATCTCCACAAGAAATTGATTCTGAAATTAATAATGCAGTTTTAGGGTTTTCTTCATCTATAGATTTAATATCTCCAGAATACGCAACCGCTGTCCAAGGTAGACTAGAGCGTCTTAGGTCTTCTGAATATTTGAAAGCAAGTAAAAGATTTATAAAACAACAAGAAGCTGAAGATCGTGCTATTGGTCTTGAGGGTTTAGATGTTATTAGCCGAAATTTACTAGAGAGATCAAGACTTGGGACTGAAACCGCAGAATTTGATTTAGAAGAAGAATTGGGACATTTGCGTGCTTATTTAGAACATTCTCAATTTACACCAAAAGAAATTACTAAAATAGAAATTAAATTACGGAGCGAGGCGAATTCAGAGAGAGTTAGAGGTGGTTTTTATTCAAGTGGACAATTACCATCTAAGAGAAAATTCTTAGATCAATTTTCCAAAGACATACAAAAAGGAAAGACTTCGCAATATAATTTAGATTTAAGTGATTTAAGAAAATTAGAAAAAGAATTTTCTACACACATAAGTAAAGAAGTTAAAGAACTTAGTCCTAAATACAATAATGTAAAAAAACAAATAAAAACAAATGTTACAGATATTGTTAAAAATGGTTTTTCGCCAAAACCTTCTGATATAGCTAGATTTGAAAAAGAATTAAAAACACTTAAAGAGTCCGGGATTGATGTTACTGAAGCAGAACGCGCTTTAGATCGCGCATCTGATAGACAGAAATTTTCTTCTATTATCAATCAACAAAATGCAAATGAGCTAAGTTCTCTTACTGAAAATTTACGAAAAATTGCAAAAAAAGAACCGACACCAGAAAATATAGATAATTTAAATTTAGCTGAAAGTCGTCTTCAGAAAATAAAAAAAGAATTATCTGTTGATGCAGTTAAGTTCGGTAAAGAAGAAGGTCACATTAATGGAGAAAACTTTTTTATTCTTGCTGCTGATAAGTCTCCTGAAGTAAGAAAGGTATTAGCAGAACAAAGAATAGAAGAGGCAGAAAAGTTTTCTGCAAGGCATAATATCCCCGTACAAATTCTTGATAAGAATGAAAAACAAACTTTAATTACTGCGTTAGAAGTAGACAATATAGAGCAAAGAATAGGTGTTCTTGGTCAAATAGTTCAAAATTTTGGATCAAGTAGTTTTCAAATACTTCAACAAATATCAGATGAAAGACCGGAATATGCTCATATAGGTGGCTTGATTGCTTCTGGTGGTGATCCCGCAGCTATTAGAGATGCTATGCTTGGCATTAGATTGATAGAAGAAAAAGCTGTTATTCTTCCTAAAGAAAGATCAGAAGACTTCCAAAAAACATTTAGCTCACAATTACATTCGTTGTCTTTTGCCCCTAAAGTTTTAAAAGGAATAAAAGCTACAGCAACAGCAATTTATTTTGCCAGAAAAGGTGATGCGACAACTGTAGACACTGATTTACTTTCTGAAGCAATTCAAGATGCAGCAGGAAGAATTAAATCTAATACAGATGAAAAGTATTTTGGAGGCATTGATTTTTATAAAAATGTTCCTGTCATTATATCTAATGACATGGTTAATGGTGATTTAGAAAGTAATATTGAAAGGGCGGATGCTGGATCATTTACAGATTATAATGTTGGTGGAATTGCTTTAGATCCAAACGGAGATCCATTTGATATTAGAAAAGCTATTGATGAGTCAAATTTAGTACTTACTCCTGGTCCTCAAAAATATTCTGTTTTTGTAAAAGTAATATCTCAAGGAAATCATTTTTCTTTGACTAATCAAGTTGGTGGACCATTGATTGTTGATCTTAGAAAAATTGCAAAAGTACAACCTGAGATTGATGTTGATGCTTTAGAAGGACCACGAGGGCAAGAACCAAGGAGCATAGAAGCTGAAACCATAGAGTTTAAGCAAAAATTTGAAAGATTAGGAAAAAGTTTGCGTGGTAAAAGATTAGAAAAAAGTTTGCGTGGTAAATAATGTCTTTTTTCTTTGACGAACCAAGTAATCCTAAAACACCTCCGATACAACCGGGGCCATATTATGGTTCTGACGTTGGTTTCTTTGAAGGTATAGAAGCTGGGTTTAAAGTAACCACAAGGGCAGAAAATTCAGATGCTTATGACTTCCTTCTTCGAGAGTATATGTCTCCTATTGTTGACATAATAGAAGAAAGAACTGGGAGTAAATTTATTAATCCTGGTAATTTTGGTGGCATGTCAGA